GAGACATGGCTAGCCAATACCTCGTATCCTGCTTGGCGTAAGCAGGAGTTGCGGGATGCATGGAAGGAGCACGAGGCAGCGATATTAGGAGGTGACACGACCTTCTTTGGAGTTGCCGGCCACATGAAAGATGAAGGTTACGCTGAGAACAAACACGCGAGAGGGATCCACGCAAGGCATGATGTCTTCAAATGCGCAGTGGGTCCGATCTTTCAAGCAATCGAGCGTGAAGTCTACAAGAACCCAGCCTTCATCAAGCACGTCCCCGTAGCGGATAGGCCTACGTACATCAAGAAGATGCTGTACAGGCTCGGAGCTAAGTACTTCGCTACGGATTACACCTCATTTGAGGCTCTCTTTGCTGAAGAGCTCATGAAGGCGTGCGAATTGCGCATGTATAGGTACATGACCCGTGATATAGCGGGATTTGCGCAGTTTCAAGAGTGGTGCGAGAAGGTTCTTGCAGGCACGAACGATATACAGTACCACGGGTTCTGGATGCAAGTCCAGGCCCGGCGTATGTCCGGAGAGATGTGTACGTCATTGGGCAATGGGTTTTCGAATCTGATGTTCATGTTGTTCATGTGCAAGCTGAAGGGCTGCACCGACGTTCAGGGGGTTGTTGAAGGTGACGATGGTCTATTCGTTGGAACCGGAGACTTCCCCGCTGCCAGTGACTTTGCCCGGCTGGGGCTGGTCATTAAGATGGAAACACATTTTGCTCTGGAGACGGCAAGCTTTTGCGGCCTAGTCTTTGATACTGAGGACATGGTCAATTTAACCGATCCGAGGGAAGTTTTGGCTTCCTTTGGGTGGGCTGGCTACCGTTATGTTCGTTCGAAACCAAGCGTTCTGGAGGCCCTTCTCCGGAGCAAGGCACTCTCACTAGTCCACCAATATCCTGGATGTCCGATAATTCAGGCGTTGGGGCAGTACGGCATGCGCATGACCCGCAAGGTCAAGAATGTGCGTGTCGCACGAGCCGTAAGCGGACGTGGGTTTGCTGGGTGGGATCGGGACCAGTACATGGCCGCGCTTGTCGCGCACGAGGACGGAAAACTTCCAAGCCGTCCTGTGCCGATAGCAACGCGGCTTTTGGCTGAGTCTTTGTATGGAATTCCCGTGGAGCACCAGATTGCGATCGAGCAGTATCTGGATAGCCTCACGTCCATTACCCCGCTCACACATCCTCTCATACTACATCACATGCCTCTAGTCTGGCAGGACTATTGGGACCGCTATGTACAGTCTGCGGTTGGTGACCCCAACTACCCGGTTCTCTCCCTTACTCAGGTTGAGGGCTTTACTGATGTTGTTGAAGAAGTGCTTGCAGGCATGAGGTTGTCGTGGTCACGACCTCCTGCCAGGCCGTCGCATAGAAATCGTGGTTAAGTCCCGTGCCAATCAAGCGATGAACGACCCTAGCCCCGGTATAAGTGCTATCTGAGAATATGACGCGAG